ATCCTGTAGTTCTAATATTTTTTAATTTTGCTTCTGAATGTGCTGCAAATCTATTTTCAAAACAAATCAAATATTGAGTTGGTTGATCAATCAGCACCCCAACATTCCTTCTAATTCTGACTTTGGTGATATTTGATGTAATAGCAGTATTAGTTACATCAATTAATCTCAAAGCTTTGCTATACTTAAATCTTCCACCAAATTTATTTAAATCTGATGATCTTGAATAAGTTTCTAAAGACTGTGTGATTTGTGCTTTAAGATCTGAGGCAGAACCTATGAAATTGGAGTTGTAGTAAACGGTAGAATCTAATTCAACATACAGAACATTGATATCTACAAATTCTGGTTGAATTCCTGCTATGGTATATTTCTTCAGATCTGCTAGAAGTCTATCTTTTGTTGCCTGGGAAAGATATTCTGAATTTTTTGGTTTTGCTGCCAAAAATACCTTGCCAAATTGTGGGGGACTTAATTCTTCTCCCCCATAAGCTGTTACTGATTCAATGTTTGGATAAAGAGTTGGTAGAAGTGCCTCATAATCCCCAGCAGTTACTGCTCTATATTGAGTAGAGTACATTCTTGGGGCATAGTATCTAACTGATTCAATAGATTGAATATCATCTCCATTATTGGCATCTTCAATAGTAACTAATGTGCCAATGTTGGTGCTTAGATCAGATCCAGTATCAGATACTACAGAACCAGAGAATACAAAGTCTGATGCTCCATTTCCATCTTTACCATTAGTGGTAATGTAGGATGCTACTATTTGATTATTATTGCTCAGTTTCTTTCCAAATATTCCATCACCAAAGAAAAGTTCATATTTCTCATCAGAAATTTCTTGGATTAAGAATATTCTTGAGGTTGAATTGACATTAACAATATTATCTACTGCCAGATATTCTTCTGCTGTGGTTGATTGTGGTGTATCCTTGACACTTACTCTAATAGTTGATGTGTCAATGAATGGGTTTGGTAGAATATACTTCTGATTTGGTTGTGAAGTATCTACAGTAAAAGTTTTTGTTAGAAGAGTTCCTTCATAAATGGTGACATTTTCAAAGGTTGCTTCCCCTCTGCTAATTCCTACAGTAATGTCTTCTGGGACTGAAAAAATATAACTTGTATTATCTAAGTTACCAGTACAAACAATTCCCTTCTTTAAAGTTACCGTTTTAAATGTAGAATTGATTCCTGTTAAACTGAAAGTTATAGTTGCAGTTGCTGCTCTTCTTGAAAGAGGAACATACCCAATGTTCCTTGCTAGTGATATTACGTTCTCTCTTAAGGTGGCACTATCAATAAAAGACTCATTCACCACCATGTTGGTGTTAAATGCAGTCAGATAGGTGTTATAAGCAAGTACATCAATCAGAATTGAAAGGTTAGACCCCTCAAAATCAAAATCACTGAATGTAGAGTTAGACCTTAGATAGTCTTTGATTGATATTTTAATCTGATCAAAGTCTAGATTAGTAAACTGTGTAAATGCCATTAGTATCTGGTTGGTTGAAGTACAAAGGTTATTGCTTGTTGTGGTACACTTAGTCCAACAATATCATAAACAATACTCACATCCATGGCATTATCTTCAGGGAAAAGAGCAACATCAACGTTCCTTAATCTAACTCTAGGTTCAAAATTATTAATTACTGTTTTAATCTCTTCTTTTAATGGTTCTTCAATACCAATATCAGCAAGTTCAAAAAAGTAATTTTCAACCTTAGAACCTAAAAGAGGATTAAAGAATCTCTCACCAACTCTAGTTCTCACTAAGTTGATAACTGATCTCTTAATTGCATCCTCGTTTCTTAATGAAAGAATGTCATTAGTGACGGGGTTTCTTTTAAAAGACAGACTGATATCTTTAAATCCTCTTGAGACAGATCTTAAAGGCACTTTTAGACCTAATATTTACTTGTATTTATTGTGGTTTCCCATAAATTGGTTCAGTACCATACTCCCAATCATCATAGTCCTCATCATTTCTAATTCTTTCATGCATTTCTGCCTGTTCTTTCAAAAAATGCTTATTTTTTGCAATATCATCATGCATAATTTCTTGAATTGTCTTTGGTTTTGGATTTACATTGTAATCAGTGATTAAATTTGTGGTTCCCCACATCTGATACATGTAATTTGGATCTCTATCTACTGGTAAATTTGCCATTTTTCCTAATTCTAAGTGAATTAGAACTTTTTACGGGGTTTCTATCCCGAATTTAGCAATATTTTCTCTGTGGAAAGTTGAATTTTTTTGTATTCTTATGTCTGAATTCCTAAAGGTCCAACAGTACCCACCATTATCTAGGAAAACAACCCACTCAAGGTCATGTTCCTGTGATCTATCAATCAAAAAAAATGCCCAGCCTGATCCTTTTGGGGTCAGAACTGGGATTTGTGGGTCAAGTTGGAGCATCAATGCCCTTGACCTCTATAACGCTTCTTCCTGCCATTACGAGAGGTGGCAGAGAGGTTAGTATGCTGAGAGCAACCCTGACGAGTCTTCTTGGGTTTGTGCTCAATAATGACCTTATTAGTGAGTGAAGGACGCTTTGCCATGATTTAAATCTCCTTTGAACTTATACATTCTACCATGAGGTCCCCAGGATTGGGAACCCCTGTCTCATAATACTGTTGAGACAACTCATCCATAATATCAAACATCTCTTCTTGAGTTAGATCTCTATAGAGCACTCGCTCATTACATAGGATGCGATATGTTTCCATTAGATTACTCTAGTCTTTTCGTGACCAACTCTAATTTGTGGATGACACCAGATCTCAAAACCACATTTCTTTCTAGCATCAAGGCAGAATGAAACATCCTCTCCACACATGTCCTGAACCTCTCCAGAGTCAAAGACCTGCATTTGTGGAGCAAACCATGGATACTTCATTTCTGGGTGCTCAAAGACCCCCTTCTTGATGAGTACCCAACCAAATCCAGTGTAGTCAACAGTAAATGGTTTTCTTCTATTTCCAATAGTATCAACCATTTCATGATTCATGACTCCACCATTGTTTTTGAAGTCGCTCTCATCTAACCAATGTGCCACTGAGGTAGTTCTACCATCTTCTGTAGCATACCAACCACAAGCAATATCTTTATCCATTTGAACCAGAGCCCAGAATGCATTGGTATTAAACACAATGTCTGAGTCAATCCAAAGTTGGTAATCATAATTTAGTTTACCTTGCCATGGTAGTTGATCTGGACCTGCAAGTACATTTGCCCCTAGGCATTTGCATCTTGCAAAGTTAACCATGGAAGAATAATCTTGTGAGATCTGAATACTTGCCCCTGCCTGCACCAGATCAAAGCACAGTTGGACAAAACTCTTAAGGAACTGATAAGATACTCCTCTACCAGGAAGACAAAAAACTATTGATTTTCCTCTAATCTTTTCTAGGCATTCCTCAAGATTAAACAGTGGTTGTTCTTCTTGAGTCTCTTTTGCTTTAACTGTAAATCCTTTTGCCATAAAATTTATTCAAGTTGTGATGACGTACGTATCAACTCAAATGATACTGCACTATTTATTTTAAGTCAATCCACTTGTTTCCAAGTAGATACCAATTTATAACCCTGTGAAGGAAAAGCGGTTTTTTCTTTTTCCATTGACACAATTGACCAGGATCATCAGCAGACCAATTAATACTCCAATATCCTACAAAATCATTTGAATCAATCATTGTTTTCTAAATCCTCCTTTAGTTCATCAAAAAATTTATCAAGGTCCTCTATAGGATAGGTTTTTGTTTTACCAGTCCTAACATCCTCTGCCATTTGCATCAGATACTCAAGGAACTCCTTAGGATATGTATTATCTTCTCCTAAAGAAGTCCAGAACCATCCTAGACACTCCTCAAAGGGGTCATCATACCACATAAGGGTATAATCCTTATAATTGCTTGTCATAAGGTCTGACCAGATTCTAAAGGCACCTCTGATACTTTGCCATCCAGTCATCCAACAATGACCAATCCAATATTCAAACCAATTCATTCGAACTCTTGTTCCTTGAATTTCTTCTGACAATGTGGACATCTCCATAAATCACCATCCTTATATAACTTTGAATGAAACGCGCCTGGTACACAATATTTTAAAATAGGTTCTGAGATCTCTGCATCTACCCAACTCCCATGACACTTGGGACAACTACGCCTCTGTAAGATTTTTTTTACTGTGTCCATACTCTAATGTAATCTTTTTGGATTCATTGTATTTGTCTGATACCTGAGAGAATGTACATGTTGCCCCAAAGTGCTTTGCAAGTACTTCTATAATCTCTTCAAATAACTCTTTATTTTCTTTTGTCATGTGCCTCATAATCATCAACAATTAAAAACTCTTCTACTTGAAAATCAGTGGAAAAACCTGCACTAATCATCTGGGATATACCTGTGAGTGTTTTCTCACATTCAGAAAGAGTACCCTCACAAAACACCCTGTCCCTTGCAATCAACTTGTAGACCATTTTTACCCTGGGAAAAATTTTTTCTTGTAATGGGATCCAAGTATATTTAACCCCTCCCACAGGCAAATTCCAATATAACTGAACTCATCCAAGGGACTGGTCTCTGTCCCATACACATCATTATACAAAACCCTCACAGGATTTTTTTTACCCCAAAAAATTTTTCTGAGAACTTGATATTGATCTCGCACTTTGTCACCTCTGTAGGTTAGGGTCTCTTTGGTTTTTTCGCATTACCCCCCACAACATAACATAATAACACAAAATACCTGCGAATTCACTATAGCACAGGCACTGCACTTTGTCAACCCCTGTATACACTGAGACCCACACATCTCATCACTGTTTTACACTGTGTTTTCCACAAGTTTTCCACAATTATATACAAGTTTTCCACAGGTAAGATATACCTATTGACACTGAGATCACTGATGCTCACTGTGTTCTCACTGATTATCACTTAAGACCTGTGGAAAACTATCACTGTCAAGGGGCATTGTGCCAGTTTTCACTGTGTCTGGGGGGTCTTGACATTTGGGGGAGTTTGTGATAGAATGGGGGCCAAGATCACAACAACTGGAGACATTTAGAGACATTCACTAAGTTTTCCACAATTAACACACTTTTTCCACAGAATTAACACTAACTGTGGAAAACTCATATACATTTATTAACACATTTTTATTGATTTGCTAACAATGTACGGAATGAACATTTATGGGTTAAATGTCATTCAGCACATGCCTGTAATCAATGGATTTAATACACCAACCAGATGCACATGTAATCTCTTCAACTAGATCATCTTCATCATCTGCATCCCAATGTGTACCAATATACTCATTCCTTAATTCTTGTTGAACTTGCTCATGAATATGCTCTGGAATACTATCATCATCAGTTGAAAGATCAAACTCAATGGATGTAACTAGGAACTTCATTTTTCTTGGATTTTGTTGATTGCAGTGGTGATAGATGTGGTCAGGAGAATACAAACATCATGCTCACAGACAGCATACACAGGTTGCTTAGTGTTGATGTCAAAAGTGTATTTAATGGTCATTGAGTTAGTTATAGAAGTGTGCTAATTGTGCAATTTCAGATGCAACCTCAAAGAGGTTATCTTCACTGAGAAAGTTTAGGCATTGTTGGAGATCTTCATCAGGAACATAGAACAGATCACCATTGATTTCTTGTGCCATTTGATCAGCAAGATTGAGGCACTTACCTACAAGTTGGTTCATATCAGTTTTCTTCTTTGTGCATATCAAACATCATTTCATTGATCTCATCTTGGTTGATCAATTCATCATCCCACTTAACATCATCAGCAGTGGTGAACTTATCACAATTCATCATGCAACGAATGAACTTAGTGTAGGGAGTTTCATCATCATTTTTGTACTCTACACATGCAACAGCAGTGTTATACAAAAACTGATTGTTTTGCATCCAAAGTGATACATTCCAGGTTTCATAATTTGCCCAACCATTGTAAGTTTGTTGGGGCATTTCAGTGGTTTGATTTTTCATACATGTATGATAGCACAGAATCCTGATCCCTGTAGTTCAGGGTGATACAGTTTTCAGGATTCATTGATCAGGGGTGCTTATGGGTCTAGGTGAGACCCATAATGCTAAATCTAATCTAATGATCAGAAATCAATGCTATCATCATAATCATTCTCCATGATGTAAGCATCACTCACCATAGGAACTTGATCCTCTTGAGTGTCTACAACTGCATCAAGCACAGTGAGAAGATCATTGCCATTTTGTGCCTTTGCAAGCATCACCATAGCAGCAGTTTTAGGCAGGTTCAGAGTAGCGTTCATGATTGAAATTAAAGGGTTAAAAGTGTTAAGGAAAGATCAGAAGTTGCTGTTGAAAATGTAACCATCAGCAAAAGTGAAATCATAGGACAAATTAGTTGCCCAAGTTTGTTGCCAATCAATTACCAAATGTGCAGGGGGTTCACCATACACATCACCAGTATATTGCTCAGCAAACTCTTCTTCACTGTCGTACTGTCCATAGTAAGCATCTTGGAAACTTTCAATGTTTTGGATACCAAACTCATCTACAAATGCATCCACAGCAGCATAATCATATTCCTCACCTTGCTTGACATATTCTTCATAATAGGCAAGGAAGTTTGCTTCACCATGTACGCTGATGAACTCCATCATGTCATCAACAGCATAAGAATCTTCTTGCAATTCTTCAATTTTAGTTTGAACTTCCAGGTTGATGGTGTCAACAACAGGCATTTGGTTTTCAGTGGTTTGATTTTTCATACATGTATGATAGCATGGATTTGAGCAGAAATCAAGGGGTCTTGTGCCACTTTGTCAACTGGCACACCCCATCAGATTATGCTTCAACTTTCAGGTAGGATTGCAGCATTTCAATATCATCTAGAACTCCTTTTAGAGCAGATCTAGAATATCCAGCAGCATAAGGATAACCCTTCTCAGGATCATCTACTGCCATCTCTGATTCATAGATTGCCTGCTTAACATCCTTGACAATTTTATTCAGTTTTAGTTGCACAGTTTCATTCATCAGCAGGCACCTGCCATAGGATTACCAAGTTGCGGAAGGTTGCTGTTATCTTTGGTCACAATGTAACCATAACCAGCATACTCACGCAGTTGAACTTTTTTCTCAACTTTGTTAATGAACTTCTTGGAGATTGTCTCAATTCCTTTCCACTCAAGCACCTTAAGTGTCCAGGTCTCAGATACATCACCAAAAGGTGTTTTGACAGGATAAAATGACACAATCATAGTGCCATCAATGGATTGAATTGTGGGGAAGTCAGTCATCATAATCAGGCAGCAACAATAGAGGATTGCATGTCAACAACTTTGATTTCCATCAGAACATAATCACACTCATTTTCCAGTTGTTTCTTATACTTTTCAGCAGTAGATTTACAATCAAAGAGTTGCAAAGATTTGAAATCTTCACCCTCATAATCATAACCACCAATGACGCAATAGACTTTCATTTGTTTTTCCATACATGTATGGTAGCACGAAATCATCAAAAAGTCAATGGCGTGTGTGCCACTTCATCAACTGGCACATCATTACACTTTTCCGCATGATGTCCGTGGTATATGTGATACAAACTGTTGTTGAGGTTGATTAACATCAGCATGAAGGATCTGGATAACAGAAACTGTCTGATGAATACATCATCACTGATCACCATAATCTGCCCAGAAAGCATCATTATGGGAAGGACGAATACAATCTACACCATGATCACGAATCACAGCAGCATTATAAGGAGAATCATCAACCCAGAATTGAATATTCCAGAACCTCTCAATGTCCATGAGT